GTTATGGGATTCTGAAGTATTAAGGCTTTGGTTACTTTCTGCTCTTCGTTTAAAGTGATTCCAAATTTAATCGGCTTCTTAAGTTTCCTCTTTTCTTTAAAAACATCATCGCTATGATGATTACTTGCTTGTGTCATAATAACTTTCTTATAAATAGTAAACCTTCATAAGAATTGCAAGCTCTATAAAAAGAAAAAGCCTGACTTTCGTCAGGCTTCTCTTAAAGTATGGTAACTTTGTAATTATAAGGTGTTTAGACCGCTTACATATATTTTACCAAAGTATTCAGGACGAACCATTTTCTTAGCGTATCTAGTAAGTAATCCTTTTCTAGGTACGAAAGTATCTGGATCGTAAACCATTGGAGTCATTATTAGAGGAATATATGGAGCAAATACTGCACCTGTTTCCAAGAATTGACTACCTTTGAAGCCCATAAGAATGGTATTCTCTTTCATGTATGGATTTTTGTAAACAGTATATCTACTGTTGATTTGACCCATTTTTTGTACACCGAATGCATAAGATCCTTTGCTCACATCTCCGTCAGAGTTTGAAGCGAATCCAGGAATGCTTTCTAGTATTGTAGCTACTGTTGGAGAAACTACACAGAAGTTAGCACCACCTCTTAGTGTTCTTTGGTGTATGATGTTAGATAGTTTTTGCATCTTAGTACCAAGAGTTTGGAACCATGCACCTTGACTGTTGTAAAATCCTCCAGCATCAACTCCTGCAGCGTCAAACTGAGTGTTTGCAGCGTTTATGAAGTTGTTGTTTGCAGCTGACCAGAACTCAGTACCTGCAGCAGCAGAAGATATTAACATATCAAGTATTTCTAAATCAATCTCTAATGAAATATACTCAGACATTACACTTGTTAATTCAGCCTCTGCATCTAGAGAGTGATAAGCGTTAAGGTCTTGAGCAAATTCTGGAGTCCATTGTGCTTTTAACTTTTTAGTTTTAGCAATGATACCTTCAGATCTCATAGAAACGTTGATTTGTGGTATAACAATCTCGGTATCAGATTCAGCGTTCGGTACAGCGTAAGCTGCTCCTGATTCAAAGTCTCCTCTTGCGTCGTCTCTAGTAGCCTTGTTAAAGAATACTGTAGTAGCACCACCTATAGCACCTGCCATAGTAGCGTCTGTTCCTGTTACTAGGAATTCTAGAGAAGTTCCGTTCATTACTGTGAATTCTGAAAGGTTGTTAGCATCAGTGATACCAGCAGCGTTGATTAGGAAACCTCTTACGGCTTCGATATCAAAACCAGGAAGTACAGTAGCGGCGTTAGCAAGAGTAAGTTTCTTGATAGATACTGCTACCGGGTTAAGTGTACCAGCTGCGATAGATGCAGAGTAGGTACTGTTAAAGTTAACGTCTTCAAAAGATGCAGATGCTTTAGTTACAGTTAAAGCTGCAGATGAAGTCTGGTTGGTAGAATAAGTATATCTACCAGCTCCGTAAAGACCTCCTGTTGAAGCATTACCGAAAGTATCAGCAGGAGAAGTATCTCCGTAAGTAGAGTCTCCAGAAGTAAATGGATTTTTTGAAGTTCCGTATTGGAAGTCCAAGAAGAATACTAGTCCAGAAGGTAAGTTCATAGGTTGAACAGAAACAAATTCCTTTGCTGCTATTTGACCAAATACTTTTCTTACCAATGGAAGAGCTACTCCAGCCCATTGCTCACCTTGACCAGCTGTAAAGCTAGCGCCAGTTCCTGTAGCAGATTGCTCAACTACTAATTGTTTTGCTTGATTTTCAAGAATCATAGACATGTTGTTCTTGTCTACGTCTCCGTCCATGCCTTCTAAAAGGCCTGTTTTTTCCCATTTTCCTGCTAATCTAACAGCGTCAGATTGCAAGCTGTGCCAAGGGTTGGCAGATTCTAATAAATTTTGTACAGTTGACATTTTTTAATTGTTTTTTTAATTTTAAAGTAAACCTGCAAGTTTTTTCATTCTAGTAATTACTGGATCCACTTCCATTACAGGTTGTTTTGGGGAAGCTCCAATAATAGCAGAAGAAGCAAAGTTTTTAGATTCTCTAACAAGTTTCTTAGTAGTCTCTTTTGGAGATGCTTTCGTAAGATTTTCTTGTAGTGTTTCGTAAACTAATTTTACTTCTTTTACTGTTTCTGCTTTATCGAAAGCAGCGATAGTCTTTACCTTTTGAGATTCTTTTAAGTTTGATACCTTAAAGATCTTGTTTAAGTAAAGTAGTTTTGAGTTAAGTAAATTAACTTCGTTTAGTTCAGTACGTAGACTTTTAACAGCATCTACAGCTTCTTTGAGTTCTTTTTTGTGATCAGCTTTTAATTTAGCTAATTTCGTCTCATCATCTGCAAGGTCTTTTTCAAGACTCTTAATGTGGTCTCTATCATCTCTAATAGCTCCTTCCATTTCCTTCTGCATGTCCTTGTTACCTTTAGAGTCTTCAGTAATTTCCATCTCCATTTCATCTTCGATTTCCATCTCTCCTGCTTCGTCTTCGTCTTCGATTTCAACATCCTCATCTTCCATTTCCTCTTCGTCTGAGTCCATGTCTAGTTCGTTTGCTTCAATCATTTCGTCTACTACCTCTTCAATAAACGTTCTTAAGTCCTCTTCTGTCATGTTGTCGAAGTCAATCTCTACATCGTCATCAGTCTCCGCATCGTCGTCAGTTTCTTCAGTTTCCACTTCTTCAGTTTCTTCAGTCTCTACTTCTTCTTCTTCGGTCATTGTTTCTTCAGAATCAAGTTCTGCTAAGAGTTCTTCTAAGTCGAATAGTTCATTCGTCTCTTCCTTCTCTTCTGTGTAAGTTTCTTCTTCTTCGTCCATTTCAGTTAGTTTTTGTTCGAATAATTGTTTTAATCGAGGTGTAAGAGCTTCTTCTAATGCCGCTTTTGCATTGGCAATAGAAACTTCTTTTACTGCTTTTGCTTCTGCAATAGCTTCTTTAAATAAATTTCGGTTGTTCTCCATTTTCCTAATAATAAATTTGTTTGGGAAATACGCTTATTATAGTATAGCGTAATAATTTTTAAATGTGATTTGAGTACCATATTAGATGATGGTACATAGGTAAGGTGTTCTTATGAACATCTACTATTATATATAGGCAGTATATCTATATGAAGCTTGTTTTATTTAAGTTTTTTCTATATACCAAAAAAAAAAGCCCGAAATCAATCGAGCTTTAGAGTCTTTAGGTGTTAATGCTTATACCGGGCAAGAGCCGAAGCTGCATAGAATTTCTTGAATGGTCTTATGTGCTTTACTGTAGTCCTTCAAGTTCCCTGTTAGTCCTTCTTTTAGTACGTTCATATAAGATCCTGGATTAGATGGAGTTGATACAAAGTCCCAGCATAGTAGTTCGAAGTCGTCTTGTACTTCCATTACTGCTGCTCCTGATTTTAATGAACCTGTCCCTCTGGAGGATACTCCTACAGTGATATTTGATTCGATTAAAGCTTTTAGTATATTACCGGAGGGAGTTGGCAGTATCTCTAACTTACCCATTATATTATTTCCATCCCACCATATATCTAGTATATTGTGTGAAACGTTTTTTAAGTTTATAACAGTAGTGTCTGGATGGTCTAGTTCTCCTACTGCTCTATTCTCTGATATGTTAGTTTGGTACTTGTCTATTTCTCTCTCCCATAAGCCTTTAGAGTAGTACCTTCCGTTACCGTTTTCAATTTCTGCGGTTGCAAGTATACCTTCTACTAAAGGATTTCCTCTATTGGAAAGTTTACCTTCGAGCAAAGTACCTTTAACAGGTCGGAATATATTAGTTTCTATTAGTAGGTTATTCATTCTACACCTTACTGCTAAGTACCTCTCCTATAAGTTTTTCAAGGTCCATAAGGCCTTCCTCATCTATCTCTTTTTCATCTTTTTTACCGTAAGTATCTTTAGCGTTTGGTTCAGCTAATCTATCATAGAAGATCGTAACCGATTCACCTTTACGGTTCCTCAGGTCTGCAAATATAGATCCATCTGATTCCACCTGTCCTAAATGTATCATTGGTGTCTCTATCCTTTTAATAATATGATCAGGTAGTCCTACTGTGTTTTTTACTACTACTTTTTTAACTCCTACGAACTTGTCTGACGGCCTTGCCTTATAGACATCTATTGCTAAATCATCACTTAGGTTAATATTTAACTTAGCTCCGTCCCCTTCTGGATCGTCGAAGCTATAAGTTCTCTCTAACCCTTGAGCTTTTGATTCAATATAAGCTATCGCTTCTTGAGTAGACATAGGTTTTAATCTAGTCTCTTCTCTATTAGCTGTGATACGTAAGGTGACGGTATCGTTAGAGTTTATACTTGCGTCTGCAAAAGCGTTTGCTATAGTTCCTTGATCTTCTATGTATTCTTTAACTTGTCTAGAACTAGTAGCCTCTTCTGCTAAGTCCTCATTGTAAGACTCTTTTATAGTTCCGTATCCACTTGATTTGTATTCACCCTCTGCTTCTTTTGTAGGAGTTTCAACATACCCTAATCCCTTAACTCCAAACTGTCCGTCTTTTACATAGTAGAGTTCGTCTTTAGCTAAGTTCTTAGCGACAATCTTCTTTATGTCTTCTTCAGTTTTTTCAGCATTCTTTGGATCTTTCATTTCAGCATAATACCCTGTTAGGAATTCTTGTCCAAATACGTTATCCATATTATCAAGGTCCGAGTAGTCGTATGCTTTAGATTGAACTTCTTCTACTTCTTTACTAGTTTTCTTTTCAGTAGCTTTAGCTTCGTTTAGGTTTTCCTGGAATATATTAAACCAGTTTACATCTTTTATAGGAGCAGTTATATTGCTCGTAGTGTTTTCTGATATTATACTCTTCTCTTTAAGTTTGGTGACAGCCTGGTCAAAGGTCTGTACGTTACTTATATATTGAGGAAACTCTCTTCTGACTTGTTTCATAAAGAGTTCTTTACTTCCTTTCCCTTCTGTAATAAGGTTATAATTGTTTTGTAGGCTTCTCATTGTTGATAAATATGTAGTATGTTACTGTTTAGTGTTACTTCCAGAGATCTTTGTAAACTAAACCTTTTGCTTTTTTCCTGAGCTGATTCTTATTAACTAGTTTGTATCCCATTTTAAGATAGTAGTTCCTTGCTGTACCTCTAGCGTTTTTATTGCTTCCAAAGGCATACGGGGTACTATAGGCTCCTGCTCCTGCAGAAGTACTCATCTCCTTTAACTGCTGCTTTAACCAGTTTTTCCTCTTATCTTGAGGTTCTATCATAGAGCGTTATCTAGTTCGTAGTACTGTAGTAGGTTTATAATATTTTCATCAGAAACTGTTCTAGTCTTCTCAACTGGTGAAATATACTTTAGTACTTCTTGTATTTTTATCTTAATAACTTTATCTTCTAAAGTATCGAGTTTGTGGGTAAGTTTCTCTCTCACCTCTGTTATCTTAGTATTATAGAAATCTCTAAGTTTGCTTGTATTATCTATAGAAGTTACTACTTCCCGTAAGATGTTCCTTTGCTCTGGTAAGAGGTGTTCGTACTTGTCGTTGAACTTCTCTAACATTATACGATGGGTTAGGATCTTAACATCTTTAGGGTACTCTTTATACTCCTCCATTAAAGTATCAGCAGGTTTATTTGCAAGAGGTTTGATAAGATGTTCTAGAAGGGTTAATTTATTGTGTATAGTATCTTCTGGTGTTATATCTTTATTACTTTGATTCTCTACTAGGTTGTTAAACGCTGCATAAATCTTGTAGTTGTTAACCTTAACTTTAAAAAACTTCTCCTCGCTGTACTTATTTCTAACTTCTTTAATTAAGTTATACCTTTGCTTTTTTACTTCAGACCTGTTTAACTTAGCAGAAGCTTCTAAAAGTGAACTTATAATTATTTCAGATTTAGTTTCGCTTTGGTTCTTATAGTTACCTAATTGCTCGTATAGCCTATACTCTTTTCCGAGTTCGGTATTTACGAAATACTTTTTTAGAATAGTTATTGCAGGAGAGTTTGTATCGTTCATCGTATCTGCTGTAATTTGTCTTACTAGCAGTTCGAAGAGGAGTCCGGTATTTTTATACTTTGAATGTTTAGGTGTTGCCATCTATAAGGTATTTTATGATAAATAGTGTTTTAAATCTCTTCTCTTATCTGGGATTCATCTAATAAGTCACCTTCTGCTTTATTCTTTTCAAAAAGAAGTACTTTTTTATCTTGAAACTCTTCTATAGATCTGAGGTGTTTATTATATTCTCTTTTCGCTCCTTCAAAGGTCGGTTGGGATGTTTTACTTTTTCCGTACCCTGCTTGATTGTCGTTTTTCATTGCATCTCGTCCTAGTCTATCTTGTCCGAGTGGATCATCTTGAGTATTAATGAAGCTAGCTTTTTCTTCCGGTCTACCTACTGGGTTCTCTTTATCTTCGTCGTATCCTTTAGGGACATTACCCGGTCTATCGTAGACTCTACCTTTACCGTACGCTACTGCTATTTGATGCGGTGTACCGTATGATTCTCCAGTCTGCATTGGGTCATTACCTTCTGCTTCTATTTGAGACATTCTAAACTCTCTCTTAGCATCCTCTGCGGTTAGGTCTCTCATCTCTTCATACTCTTCAGAAGATAGGTGGAAGATGTTTTCATACATCCAATCGCTAGAGAACATCTTAGTTTCTTTCATTGATGCCATTAAATCAACTTTCTCTTTTAAAAGTGCTACCTTCTCTTGATCGTATATTATAGAAGGAGTAGTTAGTGAGAGTTCGAAATTTACAAGTTCTTCTTGAGTGTATCCTTGAGAGTATAGGTGTACGAAAGCTATTTTATATAGCTCTGAGATCATTATTCTTTGTATCTTCTCCACTGTTCTAGCAAAGCGTATATCTTCTGCTGCTAATGTTGCTTTTCCTTGAAGGTTTTCATCGTATCCTAGAAATGCTTTAGGTACCTTAAGAGCGGCAAATAGTTTATTACGTAAGTACTCTACATCTTGTATTCCGTCGTACTGTAGTCCTCCTAATGTGTCTATCTTTGTTGTTGAATCTCCGTTCCTCATAGGTATGTAGAAATCCTCCATGAGGTTCTGCATATTATACTTCAGGTTATACTCTCCTGTCTGCGGATCCATAAAAGGAGTCTTCTTTATCTTAGATATAGCTTTCTGTATGAAGTTTTCAACTTCAGCAGGTGCTATTCCTCCTACGTTCATGTAGAATATTCTTTTTTCAGGAGCTCGAACGATTCTATGTACTAGCATTGCATCCTCCATCATAGTATACTGTTTAAATAACTTTCTAGCAGGTTCTAGGTATGATCTTCCGTAGGGAAGGTAGTTAACGTCGGTTAATAACCTGAAATGAGCCATTTCGTAGTTGTCGAAGTATACAGATTTCTCGTCATTAGTGTTAGGTGTACTGTAGTACCCGTAACTTTCTCCTGATAAGCCTCCTTCATTATACTTAAACCTAGTAGACATTGGGTGATCCTTATCATAACCGTCTTGTCTCTCTATATGGTAGGCGGTGAAGGGTATTACGTTGTATACTCCGTATTTGTCTGATATTTCTAGTTTTAAGAAGAAATCACCGTACTTACAGGCGTTTCGTATCCACCAGGAGAGGTTAAATTCTATGTTTAGTACATCGTAAAATAGATTATATAGTATTTTCTGTATGTTTTCGTCAGCAGATTTGATATGAAGTACTTCTCCCATATCATTCTTTAGTGTTGACTCTTCTGATAGTATGTCTAGGGTAGAGGCTATGATAGCGTCTGTGTCCATTACATCATATTCAGAGTATAGTTGTGTTCTTAAGGTCTGGTAGTTGTACGCTTGTTGGTTGCCGTACATTGATGAGGGACTCGTAGAGTGTATACTGGAATATCTATCGTGGAATGAGTTGTTTTCTAGATTACCGGACATCTGTATTTGATTAACGTCTGCAATCTTGAGTTGGTCTCCACCAACGTTTCTAATTATAACATCTGTAGAGAATAATCTCTTAAGTCTGCTTAATATACTTGTATCTGCCATTCTATATTTCCTAATATACATATAAATATCGGGAAAGGCTACTTATCTTTATTTATATATCCATGATATGTCTTCCACCCCGCCTTTACCGTTGTCTATTTGGGTAGGATTGTTGTTATTTTGAGGTACATATATCATGTCTGTGTGGTTGCTGGTGGAGGTTACGTTCTCCCATATGCTTCTTGCAATGTTAGCATTTCCTGTCTGTATCCTAAAGGCTGTTTCTCTAACGTACATTGCTATTGCCCAAGCCATTGTTAGGTCATCATTATACCCTCCTTGTGCTTCTGCTCTATTATTCTTCCATATGAAAACTTTCAACTCATCTAACATTCTTTTTGAATGTATGATTGCAGACTTATCGTTAATAGATTCTTGTAGTTTTGCTATTATAAGAGGTCTTGTTTTTGATGTATTCGAAAAGCCAGGTGTCATGTTTGAATTTAATCCGTGAGGATCAAAATAGCTTTCAGCGGTTACGTTTCCGGATTTCGGTGAATGGTATAGGTTAGCGTATCCTCTCTCTTGTACTGTTTCAATAGTAGACCATCCGATATTTGCATTCTCTATTACTAAGAGTGCGTTATTGTATTCTGTCGCTATACCTACTAACAGGTGTGCAAATTCCTTTGGTGGTAGTTGTCCTTTATACTCTCCTACTTGACTACAGTTTTCTATATCTACTATATGGAAAGTAGAGAAATCCTTACCGTCACCTCTTGCAACATCCGCTACTACCATGTAACTTCTAGAGTAGTCTACCGGTTCCCATATCCATAGGCTTCTATCTACTCCTCTTCTCTCTGCTGGATCTTTCCTATATGTATTTTCATAGAATTCTATAAGGTCTCCGTATATTACAGTATCTCCAGAGGTTGAGAAGTCGCAGTCACATTCCTGTGCTGCTAGTCTAGGATCTCCTAGTTGAGCGTCTTGGCTATCTCTCCATGCTTGATCTCTTTCCGGGTGAACATACCAGGGTAGTTTGATAGGTAGGAAGTCGTTTTCTTTATTCTCTGACGCTACCCATGTTTTATGAAACCAATTACCGGTACCGTAGGGTGTAGATAGTATTATTGCTCCACCTCCTGTTGCTAGAGTCTGTTGAGCTGATGCCCATGTTTCACCGATGTTGTCTATAAAAGCAGCTTCATCTATTAGGAGGAGTGATACTGCTTCAGATCTAGCAGCGTCTGCGTTAGATGATTTAGCGGTTATCTTTGATCCGTTAATTAGTCGTAAACTTAGTTTGTTTTTCTCTAGGGAACCTACTCTTAACCAGGAAGGTAAGTTCTCGTACATAAACTGTACTTTTGATACTAAGTTTCTAGCTGTTGCTTGCGTTGTAGCTAATGTTAGTACGTTCTTATCTTTATGGAAGGTCATTAACCAGAGAGAGTACCCTGCTGCAAGTGTGGAGATACCTAACTGTCTAGATTTTAATATTATAGAGTAGTCATTCTCCTGAAAGTGTGTTAGTGTTGTTTCTTGAAAGGGGTATAGTTGAAATAGTATTCTTCCTCTCTGTGGATGCTGTATATAGCAGTACTTCTTCATGAAGTGTACCGGGTCTTTAGCACATCTTACATACTCCTGACGGATTATCTGCTTTAGGTTCTGTTGACTCATTATAATAACTTTACTTTTAGTTTTGGCTTTTTAAAATTAATTTTCCAGTAGTAGCTACCTGTTATTATAGGTTGCATATCTCTGTTGATTGCTACGCCTATACCGTATACTCTAGATTTCTTACTTCTTATTAGAGCATTGAATCCTATTTGATTTAGGTATTGTTTATTCCCTGCTACATTAATGCCTGTATATACTTCTACTTTATTCTTTACTGTTTCTGCAGTAATAGTTGTTGTAGGTATTCTTATGTCTGAGAGAATTCTTCTGCTTAGTATTGCATTCTTTGAGATAGTATCTATTAGGGTTATACTTCCAAAGGTATCTATCTGTATGGTATCTGTGTATACAACTTTATTGAAGTATTCTTGAAGAATTGTAAGAGTGTCAACGTCTGCAGGGATTGTTTCGTAAACAGTTTTAATTACAGTATTCTTGTAAGGTACATACTCTACTGTATTAATCTTAACTGTATCCCATTTGGTTTCTACTTTAACAATAGTAGCGGTAGTGTCTTTTGGCTGTTCTTCGCTCCCGCATTGACTTTGTATCAATACTATTATTACTAAGACTGTTAGGAGGATACTGGTAAGGTTTAGTTTAAAGGTGTTTAACATTACCTTTATAAATATATACCTATCTTACCTTAAATAGGTTGTTTTTTCTGTTCTCAGCCTATACTTTTAACGTCCAGTCCTAATTTATCAGAATCGTGGTTAGTGGTGTTTTTACTTCGGTGTCTTACATTAAAGTTTCCTGAGTCTATTACTTTGATACTTGCTTGTAATGTTTTCTGGTTAATGTCGTATTTAACGTACCTTACAGCGATGTACTGATTGAATATTCTGTTAAAGTCTAGTTCGGGTTTTTCAGTATTAAGGTACTTGACAAACTCTCTTTCTATAGCTATACGGTCTACATGAGACTGTTCATCTTCGGGTGTTTTTCCTAATCTAGGGAACTGAGGATATTTTTTTATATATTCTGTTACTTTCGCTTTTAATTCCTGATTCCCGTATTTTTCAATTGCAGCAAAGGCTCCTGCATATACTGTGTTGTTGGTTATGATTTGTTCATAAGTGCGGATAGCTTCAGGTACATCGCCGTTTCGCTGGTCTATGAGTTTTAATACGTCTTCGTATTTGACGGTGTTTCCGGTAGTTTTTGCTGCTTTTGCGCTAACCTGTATTTGCTCTTCACCTTTATAGAGTAGGTAGTCTATCATCCTATAGTTGCCTTTAGATGGAAAGAGTATGGAATCTGCTCCTTGTGCTTTACCGTAAAGTAACGCACCGTGGGGTTCACCGAAGTTTTTCCTAACTTCGTTATAAAATCCGTTTGATAGGTTTTTAATTTCTTCTTCGGTAGGTTTGTTATTACCTGTTATGGAATAGATTAAGGCTTGTTTCTGTATCGGTGATAGCTGTTGATTATTATTTACACCGTTAATTAACTCTTTTTCAAGAGTTTCTAACGTTATTTTTGTATCAAGGGATATTCCTAGCTGTTGAGGTTTTAAATTGTAAAACTCTCCTGCTTTTTCTCCGGTAGGTTTTAAAGTAACCGTTATTCCATCAACTTTAAACTTACCTTTTGCACTCAGTAGGTTAGGACCGTATTCTTCTGATTGTTCAAAGCTATATAGTAGTGCTGGTCTATCTTCAGTGTATATTACAAGATGTGTACTTGAAGCAGGTATAATCTGTTCTTTCCCTACTTCAAAATCTGTCATTATCTTCTTTGCAAGGGCTTTGCTTTTATCAGTTAGAACATCATAATCTCTCTTCTCTAGTTCTGTAACTATTGGGTTAAATCCGAATAGTTTTTCGAATATTTTTAAGTCTTCTTTGCTGTCGAGGTTCGGGTATCCTTTCTCACATCGGTAGGACCATTCTAGAAGTACCTTATCTAATATATCCATTATGCTGGTGTTAGTTCTGTTGGTAGTTCATCTCCTGTAGGTACATCTTCTACGGGTAGTTCTGTAGTATCTTCTACTTCGCTATCCATTTCTATATCTTCTTCCCCTACTTCCCCTTCTAGTGCAGGAGTATATCGGAGCAATTTAGATATTGCCTTTGATGCCATTGTCTCCTCTCCTAAGCTAAGAAGGTAGTGTTTCTTACCTGCTACTTGAGCTACCCATGATCTACCTAAGTCATAAAGGTAGAAGAATTCATTATTCTTAAGTACTACTCTATATGTTTTTGGTGTAGGTGCAATCCATTCTATATCTTTAGTAAAGAGGTGGAAGTCCGGAGTCATTAGGTCACTTAGTATGGGAATTAACTCAGGATGGGTCTCTAGTATCTTTATATCTATGTACTTAGTAGTGCCTGTAGTCTTTACTTTCTTAGATGCTACATCCCTAATAAGGTTTCTGAGTATATTCTTATTCATGCTTATAAATAGTCTTATTTCTTTAAGCTCTTCAAATACTCTATAGCTTCTTCCTTTTGCTTAGTTATATTAGTAGAGTTTCCCTTAGACCAGTTCTCTAATTCACCGGTTTCAGATATGAATCCATCGTTAGAGTTGTTTATAAGGTCGTCTACCCATACTTCGTAGTTGTTAATTGTATTATCTATCTCAGAATTGTGTATAGTATCTCTATAGCTTTCCCATTTCCCGCTAATTTTTAAATCGGTTTCGAACTTTACTTGACAATGAAAGCATCTTGTATTAATAGTATAGAATTCCTTATCGTACCGGTGATTCATTACTGTATTACATTCTGGACAGAATAACGGAGTCTTTCCTAGGTTTCTAGCTTCTTGTAGCTTTGAGATTGTCTGCTTTATACCGTTCTTAATAGTCCAGGTTCTTTCATCCTCTTGCCAAACTTCTCCTTCTTCACGGTCTTTGATATGTTTACTGTAACCAGAGGAGATTGTTGTATTCGCACCTCCTTTACCTTGTATAAGGTTTCGTAATCTCTGAACGTCTTTCTTAGCGAACTCTTTTTTTAGTTTTGATTCTGACAATATGTACTTCTTTAAGTGTTTGTTTCTAAGCTGAATGCTTTATTGGAAGTGCTAGCAGGTTTTAGGGTATCTCTGTTGTATGACTTCAGGACTGCTTTCTTCTTAAGTTGGTTTGCTATCTTATTCTTGATTAGAAACTCACCTTCACCGTTAATCTCTACTTTCATTTCCGTAGATATTAGTAGAGGTATAAATTTAACTTTAGCTTGTTTTCCGCTTGCATATTCCTTAATTAATATTACGTTAATATCCCTCTCTTCAATTGCTTTACTTTCCGGGTTGAGGAATTTTCTCTTTTCTTCTGTAAAACCTACTTCAAAGTCTTGAGCGGTATCAAACCAATTGTCAATACCCTCTAATACTTCTCTTAAGTCCTGTTCTGTTTTAGTTACTATCTTGTACGCCATATTATTATAACCTAAAGATAAGAACTTTCCAGTTCTAAAGCAACTTTTTAAAGTTTACTTTCCGCTTAGCTTTGCTAAAACTGCTTTCTTTAACTCTTCTACTTTGCTGCTTGAGTGTGGCATTTTCCCCTCGTATGCATTAGGTCCATCTTTTGTTTCTCCTGCTAATTCGTTTGGGGTTAGTTCTTGAAGCTCTACACTACTCACTGTTAAATTATCTACCATATCTTCGATAGCCGGTTCTTTTAATTCAAATTCGAGGTAATGCTTAGCACCGGAGATCATAGTTTTAGCTGTAGTAATTTTTGATTGCCACCAAGCTGGGAAATCAACTTCACCTTGGCCTTCTAAAGCATCCATCATTTTATACAGTTCCATAGCGTAACTACCAATGTGGTAAAGCTCTGCTTTTAACATTTCTGGTTCGTTGTCTTGATGTCCTATGTCTAAATCTTCTGCTAATGAATCGGTAGCTGTAAATTTATAATCTTCTCTTTCACCTGCTTTTTCTATTGCAGTGTGACGTGGTAGGTTTTTATATACTATATTACGATCTCCGTCAATAACATTGTATGCTCTGAGTGAAGGATAATAATCTTCTTTTACAGCGTGTTTATCTAATAAATGTTTTAAGTCTATTTTAAATTCAGTTGTATCTTCTATTTCAATTTTATCTTCCTGTAAAGCATTTAACCTTCTAACTTCAGCATCTGCTTTTTCTCTAGTAGCAAAATCAGTTACTATTTCATCTGCTAACCATACTTGGTATGTATCGTTTGGTTTTGAATACTTAACTATATGCTTTAAGCCTTTATTGTGAACAATAGCATCGTAAGCTGCTTTAATGTCACCTTTGTATAGGGTTCGTACTATTGATTCACCTAAATCTTTTAACTCGTCTTCAGTTAGATCAAAAGGTTTATTAAGTCCTTCTAGGTAGAACTGTCCGATGTCTGCGTAGTCGTAATCGAAATTAGTACCTTCTGCATCTTCTGCTGTAGCTTCATTAGTTACTGTGCTTGTTTCTCTATCTTTAAGAGCTTTTTCCATTGACTCCTCTGTATCGCCATCTTTATCTACATCCGGGTAGTCGGGTCTTTTTTCCTCTACTGTTACTTCTTTAATCGAGTCCTTCTTGATTGTATAGTCCGAACCGTTATTATTTACGTTGTTTTTTGCAGCGTATCTATTGTAGAGTGCTATCGCTTCGTCGCTTTTACCTAGAGCTTTAATTAAGTCGTTTATTTCTTTTCGCTCATCTACTCCTTTCGTATACCTCTTTCCATCTGCATTGCCGTATGTAAAGTCGTGCTTCTTTAACTTATCCTCTAAGGTTGCTAGTATCTTCCTACTGTTTACTCCCTCTTCTTCGTTTAATCTACCTTCTGCTAGGTATGCTCTTATATTAAAGTTATCCATTTTAGTTGTTTATTTTTATTATGTTTTTAACTGCTTCCATCATTTCAGATTTCTTCATTTTAGGGTTGTTGTTTACATACTCTTTTACAATTTCAGTATATTGAGTGGGTTTTGGTACCTTAGATCTCATTTTATCTTTTGGATCGCTTTTTCTTGCCCCTCTTTCTTCAGCATCTTTAGTCATTCTACCCTTTACTAGGTTTCCTGCCTTAGTAAAGTAATGTCCTTTTGGAGCTGATTTGGTTTCTTTAATTTTTTTATACATTTCCTGTAGGTCCTGTACTTCTTTTATTGCACAGCTCTTTTTTCCTTTTAAGTAAGGTTTCTTGCATGGAGTACCTTTAACGTGTACTCTCCCGCATCTATGACAGCAAGTTGCTTTTGCTTCGTTTAATGGTTTTGTCTGCTTGATAAAGTCTTGTGTTCCTTCCCATTCATACTTTTTACCGTCTCTAGTATAAGTACTTTCTTCTGTATCTATCATTCCTATTCGTGCACCGTCTTTCTTTACAAGAATCTTATTCCAGATACCTGTTTTAGGAGTGTCGTAACCTCTTTTATTAAGTGCTACTTCGACTTCTTCCTTGTCTATCTTTTTTGATGATGTTCCGAAAGAGGAAGCGTATGATTGATCTTCTTCTAAATCTTCTGCTTTAACTTCGTTTATTCCTAATCCAGCATGCAGTACTTTCATGAATGGAGCTATATTATGAGTGCCGTAGTTTTCTTTAAGTGTGATTGCAACTGCTTTAGCGAAGTCTTCGTAATGTAGGCTTTCATCAACGTTATTGATGGCAGTGTGTATTCCTTTTGCTACTTTTTGTGACTTGCTTTCTGTATCTGCAGATTCTTGTCTTTCTTGTAGTTTATCTTTCATATAGTAATAAATAGTATAGTTTACAAGGAAGGTAGATTTAATTTCTTAGCTTCTGGTTTCCATCGGTTAAGTACATCTACTTTAGCCTCTGCATCTATTGTTCCGTTATTCACAAAGATATCTAAATATGCTTCTGCTACTTCCTTAAAAGGTCTCTTCATCTTTTTTGCCTTGTAATGTAAACCTTGTAGCATTGCTGGTATCTCTTTATCTAAAAGATAGTAATCGCTTGCTGGTAGAATTTCTAGATCATTGATATAATACCTTAATCGTTTATCGTCTGGTAATTCTTTTGAAGGAATTACATTATACCCGGCCTGTGTTAAGTGTTCAATTTCGTGTCTAACGGTGTCTTTTAGGTCCATTGATATAGTAGACCATAGTTTAGGTAAGGTACGGGGATCCACTTGAAAATACAGGTGTATGCTACCGTCTATACCGGCATCTTCTATGTCACCTTCATCATCGTATATTTCAGAATCTCCAGCATCTGCATTTCCGTTTGGTGCGTATATGCTTTCTTCTGTTTCTACAAAGTTAAGGTCTGCTTGTAAATCGAATACAATAGATCTTCCGGTCTTACTTAATAAGTCGTAACTCTTTGTGAATGTAGCTTGTTCTATAGTACTATCCTTACTGAATTGGTCTTTCCATGCCTTAAATATGTCTGAAGATACTTGAGCAGTCATTGTGTCGTATGCTCCTTCGTTTATTAACACCTCTTCTAAACCTGCTGCTAATTCACGGGCGTACTGGTTTAGGCCGAATGGGTCTTTATTTTTCTTTTCCTCTAGAGGGGTGTTATCATGTCCGCATTTATGACATATAAATAGATCATCTGCACCATCTGCTATTTTCCAGCTCCAACCACAATTATCGCATTCGATTTTATCGCCTACAATTGCTTCTTTTAAATGATATGCTTCTTTGTAAGTTTTACCTTTACTTTTTAAAAGACGATTTAATACTTCATCATTACCTGTTGATTTAACAAATTTATCCTTAATGTACTTTTCAACTGTATTATAATCTTTTTTTAACCATGCAACAGTACCTCTATAATAACCTGCTTCACCCGCTATTCCACCATCTTGTTCTTCTTTAGCTAATTTTTCAGCTTCCTTAGCAGCTTGAGTCATTAATTTAATTCCAGCTTTAAAGTCTCCATCTTTTACTTCGTATTGACCCTTATGCCAGGTATCGATGTACGGTAACTTTAACGGGTTTGAATCACCTGTATTTTCATTTAGGTCTAGTTTAGGTAGGTATTTAGAAGCCATTTTTATGAAAGGGGTACTTATTTTTTCTAGTACATGACTCAATGCAGTAGTTAATTGTTCTTCCTCTATTCTATCATTGTCTTGCTCTCCTATAGAAGGCCACTCTTCGGTTGGGAATCCATCTCCCATTAATGATTTAGCTAATATTGCTCTAGTTAAATGTAAGCCTTCATGAGCTAGTTGTTCTATTACTGCTGTTTGGGTACCTATTCTTTTAGCGTTCCCTTGTAGTCTTGTACCGTTAGTCCAGAAGAATATATCTTGACCGTCGTTCATAGTGTTAACTAATCCGTAGATGTAAGCATCGTCCGGTGTCTCGTTAAATTCTTGAGCATCTTTTAGGGTTAGTCCTGAGTACTTTTCAATATTATCTCCTAACTCAAATAAACCTTGACTGTTAAGAGACATAGCTAATGTAATATCTTCCGAGATTTTAGTTCCATCGAAAAGTTCGAATGATATATTTATTTTCTTTTTTTGTAATTCTGGGGTCTTTTTTAATTCATTTAAACTATCAGTCCAGTTCCTAAATGTCATTGTACCTTTTAGGTTAGCTTCAGCTTCAATATCGTTTAAGTTGCTATCTTCCAGTGTATTTGCTGTTGTAATATTATTCAACCTTCCCTCTAAGTTTTGAATGTGATGTATCATTTCGTGTGCAAATGATCTTACGATATCTTTAGGGTGTCTTCCTTCTGTGTATAGTACTATTGTACTTGATGCCGGATCGTAGTAGGCTGTCTTGCCGAGAAACTCTTCAGCGTTTTTAGAGTTTCCGTTTATAAATTCAACAGAAGGTAGAGGCTGTACGTTCATACCTTTATCTATCATGTGTTGAGCTAGTTCTGCTATCTTATACTTGATGTCTATATTCTTAGAGTAACTAGCGTTCTCGTTAATGGTGAGCTTTGGAGATATAGATTCTACTCCTTCTGCTACTAACATAGAAGTTAACTCTACCTCTGGGTATTTACCTTTAAGGCTCGCTACTGCATCTACATTCTTTTGAGAATCATCCCTAAACTCAATGTTGTTATATCCTTTTTTAATTTGAGATTCAATCCAGCGAGATTTATCTTCCGGGTCACTTGAACCCAGCCCTACTACATAAGGTTCGATATTAAATTCATCTTTTAAATACTTCTTAACCGGATACCCTAGAAGTCTTGCTGTTAGTATTGTAGTTTTCTCTGTTGGGTCGTTGTAGGATTTAATTAGATCTGCTATATTACTCTCTAAGGGTTTAGCTTTCTTAATTACAGAGCTGAATTCTGAGAAGTTAAATAAGTCTCCTTGCTGTGGAACGTAGACTGCGTATTCTGCTGGCGTTAGTCCTGATTTTGTTCCGTCTTTATGTGTTATGTATATTGTTGCATCTACATGTACTAAAGTATCGTCAAAGTCAAAGACTCTTAACTTCTTTTCTCCGCTTCCCTCTTCTAGTCCTTTTGTTTTTTTGAGAGCAGCTCCTGCTTTCTTTGCTGCTTTAAATGCATTAGAGTTTCCGTGAGAAGGTTTCTCTCCTCTCTTCTTTTTAGCGTTGATATTAGCCCAAAGACTTTCCTCTACTGGAGTGTATCCGGAACCGTAAGGAGCAGCTTTTTCGTCTGCTGCTGGTATTACATTTTCTACTTGTGTATTCTTTTCCCTGAAGTAGAGTACTAAGGCTTTCCTAGAGGGTTTAGATAGACTCTTCCAGAGCCCTTTAAGTAGTTCTGGTTTCTTTTCTATCTTAGCTAACATTGCAGCATGCGGTTCCCACAGGTTGGTGTCGGTTGATGCATCTTCTTCTATAGTCTCTTTTACTCCTAGCGTGTTTAAGTACTCCTCTGCTGTAACTTCTGCAGGTATGAATGTTGCTATTGTTTCCTTATCTCTGTTAGCGATAGCGGTTCTAAGATCTGTTGCGGATGCGTTGCCTACTCCTGCTTCTTCAAAGCTATCGACAACTACGTTCGGTAACTTATCTTCTATATTACTAAACCTCGCCTTATCGTCTTTTCCAAATACAGCGATATAAGGTTGCGTTTTATCGCTTTCGAATTCTTTATATGCTGCTGTAATTGGTGAGTTATCATCTGCTATCCTATAAGCTACGTTGTTTGGTATTATACCTTTATCTTTGTATAGGTTGAATACTGCAATAGTTTGTTCTGCAGAGATTGATTCCTGTCCTTCTTTTGTTCTAGGAAGTGGTGATACTAGTACAAGTACTTTTCCATTCTCCCCTACTTTCTTAGATGCTGCGTTTATTCTAGCAATATGGTCTTTGTGAGGCGGTTTAAAAGCTCCAGGAAATACTGCTATCCTGCTTTTCTCATCTTCATCTAAGTACTTTGTTGCTAGCTTAGCACGGGTTAGTAGTGCTTTGCTTTCTTGTAAAGTATCTACAGTATCTAGTGCTTGTTGCTTTACGTCTCCTTTAGGTGTACCTCGTTCTGCTGCTCCTACTTTTATAGATCTTTTAAAGAATCCTTTAACTCTATTCTTAGAGCGGGGATTTTTTAGGTTTTTAACTTGTTCTATAAGTTCTCTAAAGCTACCATCTAGGTTAAAATCCTTTAGTAGTTTTTCTACGTCTGCGAAGTCTCTAGATTGCCATACAGTATTACTGTCTAGTATCTTATAGTTGTCTCCGTATGTTACCAGTCTTAAAGTTAACCCTGCGGTATCTATATGAAACTCATATTCTTGAGTAGGTCCCGGTTCTGGTATGTCTTTTATTCCCATCCTTGCAAAGACTACTTCTGGCTTTTCTTCTAGTAACGGTGTTTTTACTAGTCCTAGTATTATTCCTTGAAGTTCTGCTGGGTAGTCTAATACGGTTTTCTTAAACGATCCTTCTTCGGAAGATAGAGCTATAATGTTATCTACCTGTACAAATTCTCCAGGCATTCCTGATATAGGGTAAAGGTTGGATACCATCTCTCCGTGGTTTATGGCTTTCTTACCTTTGTATTTAGGATTTCTAAGAGGCGGTAGCTCGTCATCAGGAAGTGTGGTAAACAAGTCCATTATTTTCTTCTTAGTTACCTTCTTATCGTCTCCTGTCTCTATAGTTACTACTATATCTATGTCTCCAAAATCATCTTTATCCGGTCTGTTGAAAGATCCAGATAGTTTAGCGTCTTTAAAGCCTTCTATTTTAGAGAGTATTTTCTCCGTATAGTCTTTTACTGTCTGTTCGACTGCTGATCTTGGTATTCTTGTTCCTCCTGCTGCTCCTGACATTACTTAGCGTATTTTTTAAGGTTTGAATCGTCTGGTAACCTTTTACCGGTTAGTCCTAATCTTTCTTGATTTGCTATCCAGTAATCTTCTAGATTTTCCGGTACATGGGCAGATGGACCAGTTCTATCTAATATTTTTAAGTATATGTCCATAACCTTACCGTAATCTTCTTTAGATAATTCCGATGTTAATACATCAGACAGTTCAAAATAGTCGTTTAACTGGTCTTGAGTCAATTCGATACTATAAAGTTTATTTAGTAGTGTTAAGGCTTGTTTTGGTGTAGTAGCTTCTATTTCCCTGGTTTCTTTATCTAATACTCCTTGTTCGTGTTTAAACATCTTGCCTTTTGCAGTAAATAATGCTAACATTAATTGAGTTCTGTGAAGACCTTTAACTACTCCTTTGTACATGTTTGAATAGTAGCTGAATTTTAACCATTCTGGATCTCCTACATTTATATCTACTTGTATTAGCTCTGGTTGTCTTCCACCGTCTACTCCGTATTGAGGAAAGGCTAAGAATAGAGAATTAGATCCTGCTGATTTAGGATCTGCCTGTAGTACTGTGCTCTTTTCATTAATCTTCTCTGCGATTAAGGTAAGCATTGCTTTTAGTTTAGTTTGAGACTCTGTAGCGGTTCTTGCTCTCTTTCTAAATATATTAAAATATTCGTTAAACTTCTCTTCATCTAAACCCCAACCTTCTAGGTCAGGTTTTCCGTCTTTAGTTAGATGTGCTACAGGGAAGGCTACATCTATGTCGCCGGACATATCTTTTTTACCTGCTGAGCCTAGTTTTTCAAAAGAAGTAAAGGCAGAAGCTTTGGTAGGAAAAATCCTACCTAACTCCTCAACGAACTTCTCTAATGTAGGTTCTATTTTATCCTTCTGTATTGGTGCTGTTGTTCCAAATACGTTACCTCCTTCTGTTATTACTTGCTTGAGAAGAGTGGTTAGTTTTATCATATTTAATAAATATCACTCTTTTAACTTAATACTTGTAGGAAGTATCTCTGTTATTGGTTTTACGTTAGGTTGTTTTATAAGATATACTTCATAAAGGTGTTTAAAGATTCTTTTACATTCTTCAAAAGGCGTAGAAGCTTCTTTTAGTTGCCACCCTTTTCCCTGGATAATACCTTCTTTTTTACTCTCACCTCTCGTTGCTGCTTTTAACCATAGTATACCCATTCTCTTAATAGGTCTTTCGAAATTTTCATTCCAAGCTTGAGAGTAGCAAGCTAGTTGCAGGTCGTATGTATCGTGGAGGTAGTTAGAGGTCTTTATATCAACCATCCATAACTCTCCGTCTATTTCTAATATTAAATCCGCAGTACCGGCTATTTTTAACTCATCCGAGAATACGTGTACTTCTGATTCAACTAATAACGGTTTATGTGTTTCCCAGAAGTCTACGAACTTTAGGATCATTTTCCATACAAGCAAGCTATACTTAGTTTTACCCCATTGATCTAGCCATGTAATCTCTTCTCCTTCGAGGTAAGCTTCGATAGCTTCATGTACCTGTGTACCTTCATTACCTGCTCTTCGCATAATAATGTTAGCATTTGCACCTACATCTTTAAGCCAACTCTCAAAAAACTTTCCTTTCGGGAAGTAGGAGAGTACGGTTGTTACGGAAGGATAGTATTTATCCTTATTTCGTTGATAGAACCTACTGTCTGTTAACGTAATTTGACGGGCGGTTGAATCGGGATGTATCAGTCTTTTGACGAATGCATCTTTCTTAATGTCTTTGTTTTTCTCAATCATAATTGAAATTTCTTTTCTATTAAATGTTTAAAGGTCATTGGTATGCTTTTATGTAATAGTTTAGTAAATTCTTCGAATCCCAGCTCTGATGGATCTTTATCGTTTAGTTCGATTAAAAACACTTCCTTACCATGGTTTAGAAAGGTTTCACAATACTCAAATGCTTGTTTTAGAGCATCATTATCGAGAGCGATAAAAATCTGCTTAACATTAGATTCTACTATCTTATGCATAAGCTTTTTTGGTATTGTTTTACCTAGTAAAGGTATTGCGTTTCGTTTAATTGCTAAAGCGTCGAACATCCCTTCACATATTATTAAAGGGGAGTTCCAATTTACATGTAATCCTAGTGGTATTATGTCTTTAGAAGCTTTTGGGTTTTTATATTTATAGTCTGAAGGTCCAAAGTTACGGCCTACGAAGTAGTTTAGAATACCTTCTTCAGTGTAGGAAGGCATTATCACCATGTCCTTATACCTACCTGTAGCGCAGTAACCTATTTCATATCTTTTAATTTCAGTAGGGCCTACATTCCTTTTCTTTAGATACCTTAAAGCTTGTCTAGTTGTAATATTGTTTGTGTCTGGATCGATTAAGGATGTATACTCTTTAGGGAGTTCAAGAACTTCTTCTTGCTGCTTTACATTATCGTAAAATGAAATTTTAACGTATCCCTTAAGCTCTTGCATTTTACTAGCAGGAGCAGATACTTTCTTGAATAAGCTCGCTATTGACTTACCTCTTGCATTACATACCCAACAATGCCAATGGTTAATACCTTCTTCATTCTCTTGGAAGTTTACCTCTAGTTTAGTTTTACGGTGATTGCAGAAAGGACAATGGTACGATAGGTTAGCTCCCGAAGTCGTTTTTCCTTTTCCTAGTACGCTATCTACGAGATTAACAAGTAAGTGATTTACCATTAAACGTAATATACGAACTATTCTTCAGACTTCCAAATCTTTTGGGTAAAACTTTCCTAAAATGTTGGAGTTGTAGGAGTTTGTTAGTAACACTTCAAATATACATTGATAATGTAATTCATAGTAAGTTAGTTCCTTTTTTGAGAAAGTCAACTTTATTATCTCTCTTTCAAAGCTATCTTGTCCGAGTTCTTTGATATCTTCTAAGAGTGGTTTGTTAGACCCCCAATACGTTAACCAGTTAGATTCTTTTACAACCTTCTTCTTTGTTGGCTTCCTGCCGGGTCCAGTCTGTTCGGAGAGTTCTTTTTTTGTAAGTTTTTTATTTAATGTATTCTGTAGGATCTTTCTTCCTATGTAGATCTTACCGTTCTTTAGGTTTGTTATCCTATATACAAAACCGTAACAACTCTCAGGAAAGTCTTCTCTCTTAGAGAATTCTCCTTCTTCATATAACCATTTTAACATGTATTTTTACCTATCTAGATTTACTACTATTGTTGTATCTGTTGTTCTACTTGTTGGTAGCGGTTGTGCTAGTTTTGCAATTGCGAGTAACTCTTGATTTTCATTATAGAGCCCTACTCCTGTTATATA